TTACCTCTCTATTCTAACAGTTTAGGCAACGAGATGTCCCATGCCTATGGCTGGCTGCCATAAATCAAGGGGCAAATATATAGTAACAGGAGGGAGGACAATGGAGGGCGGAATGACCAACGCTGAGTTCAACGCTTTCCTCGAGACATTGGCACGGCTCGTAGAAAGCAAAGCGAAGTCGCCTGAAGAAGCGGCAGAGCTTATCCGACAGGCGAAAGCGAAATAAAAAAGTAGCGGCCACCCTCGCAAAGCGAACCGCTACCACACCAAGAAAGGTGAGCCGGGAGCCTTACCCCGGCCACCTTGATTGTACCACAGTAAGGCAGGAAACGTCAAGGAGGAAAGAACCATGAAGCTGATGACGAAGGAGATTGAGAAGAAGCTGCTCAAGACGGAAACCGGCAGCACCTTGGGCAACATGGATGCGGAGGTAATCGTGAAGTATTTCAACCCCTGCGGCGCAGGAACGTGGCTGATTACCGAGGGCGAGAAGCTCGAAGACGGCGACTGGCTGCTTCACGGCTATTGCCACATCTTCGAGTGGGAATGGGGAGCCGTCCTTCTCTCTGAGCTGGAAAACACCGTCTGCCCGCCGTACCGGCTCAGAATTGAGCGCGATCTCTGGTGCAAAGGCTGCACGGTTCAGGACCTCGCGGCTTGATTCCGGAAAGTAGCCGGAAAGTAGCCGGATTATGTGACTTCACAGGGCGGCTTTCAGGTGCTATGATTATATCAGGCGTTTGAAGGTTATGTCAGCCCGAAAAAACCGACCGGAGGCGATAACGTTTAGATGCTTTACACGAGCAGGTTTTCCAACCCGGAGCTGAAATCCGGGAAGTACACGGCAGTCAGAATCAGCCTTGGCGCCCCGAAGTGGCCGCTGGGCTATGAGATTGCCGGGGCGATAAACGACCTGATGCCCTATGGTCTGCTGAGCATCCAAAGCAAGGAGGTTTACGAACACAAGTATCGTGAACGGCTTGACCGGGTGGGTATAGATCGGATTTATCGCCAGATTCAGGCTTTCGACAGCGGAAAGCCGGTCGTCCTTCTCTGCTACGAGGACGTGCGCGACCCGTTGCAGTGGTGCCACCGAACGATGTTTGCGAAGTGGCTGCTCGAAAAGACGGGCGAGATTGCCGACGAACTCCCTGACCCAACCACGGTCAAGGTCAAGGGAAGCACGGGCGTTCAGAAGGCTAAAGAGGCGAGGGCAAGCGCGGCTGTGCCAGCAGTGCCCAATAAAGCGGAGCAGCGAATCAAAGACCGCGAAGCGGAACAAATGCAGTTGAGCATGTTCGGCAACGGTCGCTGGTGAGCGAATCCGAGAGGGGCGTGTTACCGCCCCTCAATGTCCGGCGGTAGTCTAATGCAGGACACCGTTCATTCCTGAACGGAAGTGGCGGTAGCCAATCCGTCCCGCCGGTCCAGATCAATTACGAACCAGTCTGCGGTTGCATCGCAGGCTGGTTTTCTTTTACTCAAATCAAGGTGGTGACAGCTATGATGTACATGAACCCCGGAGAAATGTTCCTTGGCTGTCTTGGTGCAGTTGAGCAGCGTTTCCTCTGTCAGCTCTTCAAAACGGCGCGTGAGGCCGGATATACGAGATTCGTTGAGCCGTGCGCGGGCACGTTCGCCATGTCGAATCTCGCGGTCGATACCGGGTACAAAACGAGCCAGCTTGAAACGAGCGACGTGTCGATGATGCCGACGATTCTTGGCTATTCGATTATGGGAAAGCCGCTTGACGAGCTTGAGATCAAGGCAAAGGGATTTTCTGACGAAGAGCTGCTCGACCCGGCAACCGCGCTGTACGCGCAGCTTTACCTTCGCACGGCCAAGAAAGCGGGCACGGAATACTTTCACAACCTGCTGAATGACCTGAGCTTCGAGCGAGAGAAGTACGTCGCCCAGATCAACGAAGGGCTTGCGCGGTGCAAGGCGCGGCTTGGCGGCATGAATTACCGTCCGCTGGATATGTTCGTCCACATGCGCGAGGTGCTGGATGATGAGCACGCAATCGTCGTGGTCAATCCGCCGACGTACTTCAGCGGCTACGAGCGCTACTATGACACAGGCGGTCTGATGACGTGGAAGGAACCGGAATACGAGCTGTTCGACCCGGACAGCGGCCACGGGAAGCTGTTCGAGATGATTGCCGACGCGAAAGCTCTGGTGCTTTGTTATCAGGAAAAGCCCGCCGGTGAGTATATCGGTGAAGCAATCTTCGCTCGCGGCGAAACCCGCAAGGGCATGAACGCCTACGTCTGTTCCAACCGAGGCGACGAAGCCGAAGCACTCGCTCACGGAAAGAAGATCAAACGTCCTTCTGATAGTGCTTTGGAACCGCTGCCCTGCGCAATCATGCCGACTGACTATGAGATCACAGAGGCATCCGACCTCAAGATCATCAAGGTCAAGGCAGCGAATACGCAGTATTACCGCAAAATCTGGACGCACAACTTCGTCGGAAGCTCTGCCACCTTCAATTTCGCCGTACTCATCGACAAGATGGTTGCGGGCGTCTTTGGCATCTCGAAGGTTCAGGCGGATTCACTGTTCATCTGGTATGTGATGAAGGTTCCGCACCAGCAGTACCGGCTTGGTCGGCTGTTGTACATGCTGGCCCAGAACAGGCAGTTCTGCGAAACTATCGTGAATGACTTCGACAAGGAACGCCTTGTCAGCGTCCGAACGGCAATGCTCACCAAGCACCCTGAAAACAAGGAAGTACGCGGCATCATGAAGCTGGTTGACCGAAAGAAGGACAAGACCAACGGATACAAGCTGACGTATGCAGCCCCGGTCGTTGATGGGCGCACGGAAGCTGAGACGCTGAAAGAATGGCTTAGGAGGGAGAAAGAATGGCAGACGAAGAGAAACGCTACCAAGTAATCCACGACATGGGTTCCGGGCTGTTGATTGTCAAGGTTCAGCTTGACAGTTTGGTCGAGCAGAACGTCAACGCTCGCATCATGAAAGACCAGATGCAGGACCAGCTTACGGCGAATATCCAGAAGCGCGGACAGCTTGAGAGCTTGCCCCTTGTCGCCCTGATCGACGGCAAGCTGAAGATTATCTCCGGGCATCATCGCATCAAGAGCGCAAGAGCCGCCGGCCTCAAGGAAATCTACTGTCTGCTGGATGTGTCCGGCTTGAGTAAGTCGCAGGAGGCAGCGAAACAGCTTGCCCACAACGCGATTTCTGGCTTTGACGACCAGTCCACGCTGCGCGAGATTGCAAAGATGATCTCGGACGTGGACGACATGTTGGAGAGCTTTGTCGGCAAAGACATTCTGGAAGAGCCGTCTGCGGAGTTCGACAAGCTCATTTCCCCTGCGGTGCAGTTTGATTTCAAGACGATCACGTTCGCCTTCCTGCCGTATCAGCTCAAAAACCTTGAGCTGCTGGTGAAGCACCTTGAAAAGCAGGGCGCTGAGGTCATCGGCACGGCTCCCTACGAGCTGGGAAAGCAGTTCGCCGAGACACTGGCAAAGTATCAGCAGTTTCAGGATGTTCGCAATCTTGGTGCTGCGGTTGCTTCTATGGTGGAAGCGACGAACGAAAAGATGGAGATCGCAGGTTATGATCCTGCCGGAGAATGGACGTACCTGACCAAGATTTTTGGCAGCAATTCCGTTCCTAAGGAGGCCGCTGAAGTAATCGAACAGGCCCTTAAGAAGGCTGAGAAGGAAGGCGTTGTCACGAAGCGGAACCGCTGGCAGCTTATTGAGTACCTTGCGGCGGATTACCTCGCCGGGTAAGACGCGGTGTGCAGAAAGAGTGGTGAAACAGCATGGCCGCACCGACAAAGTTCAATCCCGATATCCATATGGACTGGGCGTGGTCACTCGCCATTCGCGGCGCAACCGATCAGGATATTGCGGACGCTTTTCACGTCTCGGAGCGGACAATCAATCGCTGGAAGTATGAGACGGATGCAAGCGGAAAGCCTATAACCGATGAAAACGGCGAAAAGGTGCTTTCTGAGTTTGGCAAGCTCCTTGCTTGTGCTAAGGAAGCGGCGGATGCCAAAGTAGAAAAGTGCCTTTTCCAACGCTGCACCGGTTTCGACCACACCGAGGAAGAGCGGATTCTCGAATACAACCCTGATGGCAGTGTGAAGCCGGTGAAGGTGCGTACTGTAAAAAAGCGCGTGCCGCCGGACGTCATGGCAATCATGTACTGGCTCAACAACAGAAAGCGGAAGACGGGCGAATGGTCGCAGAAGCAGGATATTACGCTCAGGACGGAAACTGAGGTTGATCTCAGCGACATGAGCGAAGAAGACCTGCGCAATCTCGCTGCGCTCGCCCGGCCCGAAACCGAATAGTGCGAGAAAAGAGACACCTGTCCCCGGCAAAGATTCAGGCCGTAGCTGAAGCCGCAAAGCGACAGCTCGCACGGACGCATTATGCTGATTACGTCGAGTATGTCCATCACGGCAGATGGAAACGAGCCAGACATCTTGACCTCATCTGTGCGGAATTGGAGAAGGTCATCACTGGCGAGACGAAACGCCTGATGATCTTCATGCCGCCACGTCACGGCAAGTCTATGACGGTCACGGCGACGTTTCCCAGCTACTATCTCGGCAAGTATCCGGACAGGCGCGTGATTGAGGTCAGCTACGGCGATGATCTTGCCAAGGAATTTGGCGACGCCAACCGCATGAAAATTGCAGAGCACGGATGCGAGCTGTTTGGCGTGCTGCTTTCTCAGACGGCGGCATCCAAAGTTTCGTGGAATCTGGAAGGCCATTCGGGCGGCATGATCTCCGTTGGCGTCGGCGGCGGCATCACTGGTAAAGGCGCTGACCTGCTGATTCTGGATGACCCGATCAAGAACCGGCAGGAAGCCGAATCGGAAACCTATCGGAAGAACCTGTTGGATGAGTGGCGTTCATCCATCTACACGCGACTTCATCCCGGAGCGTCGGTCATCATCATTCTGACGCGGTGGCACGAAGCCGACTTGGCTGCAAGCCTGCTGGAAAGTGAGGCTGGCGACTGGAAGGTCTTATCGCTTCCATGCGTGTGCGACGATGAAAACGACCTGCTCGGCAGAAAGATCGGTGAACCGCTCTGGCCGGAACACGGCTTTGACAACGAATGGTGCGAACAGACAAAACGTGCCGTCGGCTCTTACGCATGGGCAAGCCTGTACCAGCAGCACCCGTCCCCAATCGAAGGCGGAATCCTCAAGCGCGGCTGGTTCAAGTTCTACGACGTTTTGCCTGACAAAGTTTCTCAGGCTGTCCAGTCTTGGGACTGCACCTTCAAAGAAGGCAAAGCCAGCGACTATGTTGCCGGTCATGTGTGGATGCGTTCTGGCCCGAATTATTATCTGGTAGACCGAGTTCACGATCAGATCGGTATCGTGGACACCATGCAAGCCATACGCACGATGTCCTATAAGCACCCGAAAGCGCGAGGCAAGCTGATTGAGGATGCGGCAAACGGCCCCGCAGTTATCGAAATGCTGAAGAAAGAGATCCCCGGCATTATACCGATTACCCCAATGGGCGGCAAAGTCGTTCGCGCAAGCGCGGTTGCGCCGTATCTGGAAGCTGGGAATATCTATCTTCCAAACCCGAAAAACGCCCCGTGGATTCACGACTTCATCGAAGAGTGCGCAGCTTTCCCCAATGGAAAGCACGACGACGATGTGGACGCGATGACACAGGCAATCAATTACATGTCGGCAACGGGTGGACGCTCTGCGCCCCCGGCTGACTACGGCAACGACCGGCAGAGCTATTGGAAGAAATGAGGTGACAGCCTATGCCCGGAGGCATGAAAGAATACGGCAGCATCGGCCAGCGCCGCTATGCCGGTATGTTCTCTGAAGAATTTCTGCGAGAACTTCAGGGCAAGCGCGGTATCGAGGTATACCGTGAAATGTCTGAGAATGACGAAGTGTGCGGCGCCATTCTGTATGCCATCGAAATTCTGCTCCGGCAGACGGATTGGAGCATCCAACCCGGCGGTGACAGCACAAAGGACAAGGAATGTGCCGAGTTCGTGGAAAGTTGCATGAACGATATGCAGGATACATGGACGGATACGATCTCCGAGATTTTGTCCTTCCTGACCTTCGGCTGGTCTTTCCACGAAATTGTGTATAAGCGCAGAGCTGGGAACAGTCGTGACCCGCGCTTGAACTCGAAGTACACTGACGGGCTGATTGGCTGGCAGAAGCTCCCCATCCGCTCTCAGGAAACGCTGTTCCGCTGGGAGTACGACGACCATGACAACCTGACGGGCATGACGCAACTGCCGCCCCCGAAATACGTCATGGCAACCATCCCTATTGACAAAGCGCTGCACTTCCGCACGAAGAGCCGGAAGAACAACCCTGAAGGCAGGAGCATTCTGCGCAGTGCTTACCGTGCGTGGTACTTCAAGCGCCGGATTCAGGAAATTGAAGGCGTCGGCATAGAGCGCGACCTTGCCGGTCTGCCGACCCTGACCGCACCGCCCGGCGTAGACATCTGGAACACAGACGACCTCGATATGGCCGAGGCGCTTCGGCGATCTGAGACCATCGTCCGCAATATTCGCCGTGACGCTACTGAGGGCATCGTGCTTCCAGAAGGCTGGAAGCTGGAGCTTCTGAGTGCAGGCGGAAGTCGGCAGTTCGACACGAACAGCATCATCGAACGCTACGACACGCGAATCGCCATGTCAACCATGAGCGATTTTCTTTTGCTTGGTCATCAGCAGGTAGGCAGCTTCGCCCTGTCAAGCGACAAGACACACCTGTTCAGCATGGCGCTGGGCGCATACCTCGACATCATTTGCGAGGTTTTCAACAGCCAAGGCATCCCGCGTTTGGTTGGCATGAACGCAGAACACTTCCGTGGAATTACGGAGTACCCCAAGCTGACGCATGGCGACGTTGAATCGCCTGACCTGAAAGACCTGTCCGCCTATATCCGCGAGCTTACCGGCTGTGGCGTCATTATCGCTGACGAAGCCCTCGAAGAGTATTGCCGCAAGGTAGCCAGTCTGCCGGAACGGCAGGAAAATCAGGAGTTCGACCGGGAGATGCGTGCTCAGCGTCAAAAAGAAGAGCGCGAAAAGAAGGATGCTGGCACGAAAGCCAAGGCATCCAAGGCGGGCCAAGACCTCGACGTGGAAGAAATCGCTCCCGAAGACGAGAATACGGAGGCTGAAGCGGCAAAGAAGCGGCTCAAGAGGCGGTGAACTTGAATGAGCGATGACGACATCCTTCAGAGGCTATCGTCCTTCATTGACCGGAAAAGCCCGCAACCGGCAAGGTTCCTCTATCGCATGTGGGCAGACCAGCAGAAGGCTATCACTTACCACGAACTGCGCGAAGCAATTCTGAACGGTGGTCTGAGCATCAATTATCTGCTTGACTGGCAGCAGGATTACAGTAACTTCCTTGTCGAGAGCTACACGCCGCTCGTGGAAGCCGCCAGCAAGCAGGTGGTCAAAGACCTGATTGCCGAGTACGGAGTTGAGCTGCATGACCCGATGTACAGCGCCATTGAGCGCTACATATCCACTCATGGCGGCAGACTGATTCGTGAAGTCAGCACAGCGCAGTATCAAGCAATCAATGTCCTTGTACGACAAGCGGTAATGACGGACACGATGACCGTCGATCAGCTTGCGCGGGCAATACGCCCTTGCATCGGATTGACCAAGTGGCAATGCCAACAGACGAAGAAGTTTTACGACAACCTGATTGAGCAGGGCTATTCGCACAAGAAAGCCCTGAAGCGCCAAATGACCTACGCTGCGAAGATGCACCGGCAGAGAGCGGCTTCGATTGCTGAAACCGAAACAGCCTATGCCTACAACAACGCGGCAAAGATGGTCATCATTGATGCCGTAGAGCAAGGGCTAATTTCGCCGGAAGTCATGAAGGAATGGACGACTGCTGATGACGAGAAGGTGTGCAAACGCTGCGGTGCGGTCGATGGCGAGGTTGTTCCTCTGAATGAGACTTTTTCCATCGGTGTTGACCTGCCGCCGGGGCATCCGGGCTGCCGGTGCGCGGTGAAGTATCTGCTGAAAGCGCCCGAACGGAAATTGCCGACGAATCCATAGTCAAGCGTAAAGCCCCTCATAAGGGGCTTTTGCTTTCCCCCAACAAATACTCATCCGAGTAAATACGCGCTGTTGTAGACCGTGTTACACACCGTAACAAGGGAGTGAATCAATCCGATGAGCAAAACATTCAAAGAATGCGTCATCAGCCACGAGCAACAACCGCGAGCTGACCCCTGCGAAGGCACGCTGCAATGCACCTTCAAACTCACCAAGAGTGACGATGAAGAGAGGCTTGTCTTTGGCTGGGCCTCTGTTGCGGAACGCACTGACGGAGAACAGATCATTGACTGGCAGGAAGACATTGTTGAGATGCCGGAGCTTGAAGCAGCCGCTTATGATTTCGTGCAGTTCTATCGGGAAGGTTCCGAGATGCACGAACGCGGTGGCTTCGATATTGCGATTCTTGTGGAGAGTATGGTCTTCACCGAAGAAAAGCTGGCGCTGCTGGGCATCCCTGCCGGAACTATCCCTCACGGATGGTGGGTAGGCTTCCGGGTTATTGATGACGATGTTTGGGCCAAGGTCAAGGACGGAACGTACCGCATGTTTTCTATCGAAGGCCAAGCCATAAGGGAAAAAGTGTAATGGAGGTGATGTGAAATGCCTACCAAGCTGAAAAACTTGAAGATCAAGCGTGTAGCGCTGGTCGATGAAGGGGCAAATCCGGACGCACACATCCGATTCGCCAAGAGCAAGGATGCTCCGCCTGACAGCACTGATATGACAGCGGACGAAGCGCTGTCCATCATGGACCGCCTTGTCGCTTTCGTGCACAAAGCGTTCTCCGGCGGCGCTGCTGTTGAGAAGGCCGCTTACACTTTCGCCGAAGGTGAGGTGAAGCGCGACTATGACGGCATCATGCGCGATGAAGTGTGGCCGATGGTGTATGCGCTGACCGACAGCGTTTATTCCATCTTCTGCGATGTTCAGAAGAGCGACGACGAAAAAGCTGCGTTGCTGAAGCAGAGCGTTTCCGAGTTCTCCGATGCCTTTGGCTCTGCTGCTCAGAGCTGGGCTTCCGGAAAGAATGCTCAGACGGACATCCAGAAGGGCGATGAAGCTCTTGTGAAAATGCGCGATCATCTGACGGCGCTGATCGAGGAAGGAACGACCGGCGACGATGCCCCTACTGCCGATGGAGCACCTGCTCCCGTCGGCGAAGAAAATCCCCCTGCGAATGACGGCGAAGAAGAACCGACCGTCAAGAAAGGAGCAACTGACATGTTTTTCGATACCAGCAAAATGACCCCCGAAGAGCGGGCGACCTACGAGGATTTCGCCAAGCGCTTCGGCAGCGAGGAAGCTCCCGGCGCTCCTGCTGCCATTACCGAACCCGCACTTGAAACTCCCGGCGAAGCCGAGGACATGTACAAAGGCCTGCATCCTGCCGTCAAGGCCGAACTCGAAAACCTGCGTAAATTCCGCGAAGACGCGGAAAATCGCGAGTTTTTGGATGTTGCCAAGCGCTATGAACTTCTCGGCAAGAAGCCCGAAGACCTGGCTCCTGTGCTGAAGAGCCTCAAGAACGCGGGCGGCAGCGCGTACAGCGACATGATCGGCGTGCTGGACGCCAGCCTTGATGCGATTGAAAAGTCTGGCACCTTCTCGGAAATCGGCAAGCGCGGAGAATCTGCCGTTGACGGCGCTTGGGGCAAAATCGAAGCTGCGGCGCAGGAAATCATGAAGGGCAAGCCTGACATGAGGTACGCCGACGCCATCGACGCCGCCTGCATCGCCCACCCTGAGCTGGTGCAGGAGTACGAGAAATCCCGCCGCTGATTTGAACGGCAGAAAGGAGAAAAACCATGGCTTACAACACTCACGCTTATGACGATAGCCCGACCATCTGTGCCGCTGCGAGCGCGGCCATTACTGACCCTGCGATGAAGGCTGTCAAGTTTTCCAGCGGCAAGCTGGCGCTTCCCTCTGCGGGCGACCCTGTGATCGGCATTGTTCTCGCCGATCAGGGCGACGTTGCTGCGGGCGATACGCTAAACGTCCAGATCAAGGACATCTGCTACTGGATTGCGGGCGGTACGTTCGCTGCGGGCGACCTGCTGAAGACGGACGCCAACGGCAAGTGCGTTAAGGCTGACGCGGGCAACGTGGTAAATGCCATCGCGCTTGAAGCTGGCGCTTCTGACGTACCGTGCAAGGTTTTCTTGCAGCATACCGCTGTTCCCGCTGCTGCCGCCGCTGCCGGAGGCGACTGATCTTGACCGAAAGGAGTAAAAGAACATGAGCAAAATCGCTACCAACGGCTCCGTCGCCGCGGACATCGCCAAGGGATGGAAGCCGAATAACTACCTGACCAACATGAGCGTCGCGTATTTCCAGCCGGATGACTGGTTCGTGTCGCCCTTCGTTTTCCCGATTCTGCCGGTGCAGCTTTCCACCAGCTACTATTACATCTTCGACAAGGGCGACCTTGCGCGCGACAACGTGCAGCGCAAGCCTGAGTTTGGCAAGGCAACGCCTATGATGTTCGGCTCCAAGCAGGAGCTGTACAGCTGTGAAGTCGATCAGATCATCATTGGCATCGACCAGATCAGCACGCTGAATTATCAGCGCTCTGCCGCTCCCGGCATCATCGACCCGCGCCGCTCCAAGGTGCGTCTTGCGACCGAGCAGCTCAAACTGCATATGGATCGCGCTTTTGCTGATGGCTATTTCAAGCCCGGCGTATGGACAAACGAATGGGCGGGTGTGACCACCACTCCCTCTGGCAATCAGTTCTACAAGTTCAGCGACAGCAATTGCGACCCTGTGAAGTTCATCGGCGACCGCCGTGTTGAGATGATGCGTGAAGGCCGCCGCAGGCCGAACGTCCTTGCACTGGGCGTCGAAACCTACGAAGCGCTGAAGAACAACGCCTCCATTCTCGACCGCGTGAAGTATAGCGGCTCCACCGCCAATCCCGCGACCGTCAACGCCAATGTTCTGGCGCAGCTCTTCGAGATTGACCGCGTTGTGGTGCTGAACAGCACCTACAACAAGGGCGGCTACGGCAGCACGAACATGGACTTCGTGTGTGACAGCAAGGGCGCGCTGCTTGCTTATGCGGCTCCCAATCCTGCCATTGATGAAGTCTCTGCTGGCTACACCTTCGCGTGGGACATGCTCGGCAATGGTCAGTATCTCGCCTTCGACCAGTACGAAGGCGAAAAGGGTACGCATACCGAGTTCATCGAAGGCCTGACGTCCTATACCTCCAAGAAGGTCTGCGATGAGCTGGGCGTGTTCATGAAGGAATGCGTCTGATTTCTCAAACCTAACCAGCTACGCGCAACGGTTCTGAAAAGCTCATCGAAAGAGCGCCGTAATGTGTTCACCTCCTCGCATTGGTGAAACCGCTCGCCCAGATGTGCCGCCTGACCAACGGCCTCCGGGCGCAAAGTGGTTTCTGCCGTTGCGTTTTGCCATATTTCTACGGAAAGGAGGAATCCATCATGCTGAAGTACATCGCCAAGATGCCGTGTCGTTTTTGCGGAAATCCGTTCGAAATCGGTGATACCATCCCGACTGATTTGATTGAACCGAGCCGCATCCATGCGCTTACCCGCGAAGGCGTCATCGTGCAGATTGAAATCGACGATAAGCCCGGCGAGGATGAAGCGCCTGTTGAAGCCGCCACAGAACCTGAGAATGTAACGACCGAAGAAAAGCCCGTCGGCAGGAAGAAGAACGCAAAATGACGTACACCTACGACCCGTCCGATTTGACCGGGCGCACGGTAAGTCGTGCTCGCTTCGAGCTGGGCGACGTGCTTGTTGACGACGAAGGCGAAAGCTGTATGCTCTGCGACGAAGAGATTCAGGCGATCATCAACGAGTGCCCCAAGTGGAAACGGGCGTTGTTCAGGCTTGCAGATGCGGTCTGTATGCGTCTTTCGTTTGAAACTGATTGGCGCGATGATGGTACGCAATTCAACCTCAATCAACGCGCAGAACGTTGGCTTGATCTGCGTAAGCGCCTGAAAGCTGAAGCGGACGCCGCCGACATCTTGCCGACCTCCGGCGCGGTCGATGATTCCATGCGGAACCCGGAGGACGGCGGCCATTATTTCTACGGCGGAATGATGCAGAACCCATATGTGAAACCGCCCATACCATTCAGAGGTGAGAAAAAGTGCTGAAGCATGGAAGAATCGGCCTCATGCGGCCAGAGCAGTTTCCGAAGCCGTTCAACATCTACGGGCAAGACACGGAAAGCAGCATTCGAGGGCGTGAACGCCTGAAAGCCCCTGCTCTGAAGGCGAGCGTCCGCTGCATTCTGTCCGTCGCTACGCCGGAGGAAAAGATGATGTACAGCCAGACCGGCGTCGCCGTTTCCCACAAGATTATCCAGCGTGGCGCTCCGATTGCGAAGGAGCAGGATACGTTCGTTTTGGCGAAAGGCGGCAAAGAAACGCGCTGCTTCCGTGTTCAGACCGTCCACAACAAGGGAGAGCTTGACGTGGATACCACCTACTATTGCGAAGAGCGTGGTGATCTTCAATGGGATTCAACATCAACATAAGCGAACGGGTAAAGAAAGCGATTTCGCAAGTGCAGTCAGAACTGCCTTCAAGAGCGTTCCGAGCCTCTAATGCTTTGCGAAATGCCGAGCTGGAAGTCATGCGTGGGCAACGTGGCGGCAGGACGTACCGAAAGCCGTCCGGCGGAAGCTACACCGCTTCTGCGCCCGGCGAGCCGCCTGCATGGAGAACCGGCACGCTTGCAAGAAGCTGGCGACCGCTTCCGAATGGCAACAACCCGACCATTGAAAGCAGCGTGGAGTATGCCGGATACATGGAAAACGGCACACCCGGCGGCATGATCGCCCCGCGCCCGTTTGCTCAGAGAACCGTAGATAAGGCCGAACCGGAAATCGTGGAGATTTACTCCGAGCCTTACAACATCAATCTGTAAAGGAGCGGCGCACATGGAGTTGTACGAAATGCTATACCAGCGGCTTATTGGAAGTGAGAAACTTGCAGGGCTGCTGACGAAATACAAAGGGAAGCCTGCCATCTTCTATCAGCACGCAGCCACTGCGGACGACCCCAAGTGGGGCGAAAACCGGCAGTATCCGCGTATTGACTACATCGTCGATATGCAGGAGAACCCGGCGCGTAACGCCAGCGGCGTGCTGTCCATCAACACATGGTGTGATATGGAATACGGCAGCGAACCGGAAGACATCGACTACACGCTCCGCGACCTCCTACACGCGACGTTCGCGCAAGCGGACGATTACCCGTACTGCTTCGCATGGGTACGTTCTGACGCCTTTGAGGCAAAGAACGAAAAGGAGCAGACACCAAGAACCATCGGCATCACAACCATCTTCGACATCATGGCTTGCCCGTCGCAGTACACCATGTGCCCCGACCCGATCAAAGCCATGAACGAATGGACGAAGAAGGTTCTGCCGGACGCGGTTGTTATTGGGCATGACGAGATTTCCGGATGGGTAGTGCCGACGAAAGAAAGACCTGTCGTCTACTGGCGGCTTGCGTCTGTCGGAATCCAGCAGCGCCACTTCACACACACATGGCTGAATGCAAGCCTTGAAGGCCATGTGTATGCAAGAACCGCCGCAGACCGGCTGTTCAATCTCGTAAAGCTCAACACCGCACAGGCGCTTGCTGGGCATATCCCGATGGAAGATACGTCGCCGCTGTTTCTGAAGGATTACTCGTGCAAGCCTCACTTGAATTACCTCTCGCAAGGCCAGATTCAAGCGCAGGGGCGTTTCGGAATATTGCAGCCGCAATCCCATTTCGAGAATCGCGCCACAGGAAGCAAACTGATGAAGACCAACATCCCGCGAGAGATCATCGACACAGAGGAAACGCAGGTTGTTTTGGATAGCAGCTCGACGCAGCCGTATGTGTTCCCATACCCAGTATCCGGCCAGAAAAGCGCAGAAAAATCTGACTGATACATGAAAGCCTGCAAAGAAAAAGTCAAGCCCCAAATGGGACTTGCTGCAAGGAAATTTGGCAGAAGGTGTGGAGAAAGAAGTG